TAAAAAGGGTATAATTAAAAGATATGAGCAATTAGGAAAAAATAATGAAGTATTACATAAATTTGAAGTAGAAAGTATTTTCCATCTAGCAAGAAATAGAGTAGCTGATGAAATTCACGGAGTTAGCATGGTGGAAACTCTTAAAGAAATTATATTAATGAGGAATGAAGCAATGAGCGATTGGAAAAGAGTAATGCACAGGAATGTAGATCCTATGATTGCATACAAATTAGATACAGATGATTCAACAAAGATCGCTGCATTTAAAGCAAAAGTAGATGCAGCAAAGGGGAAAGGAGAAAATATGTATATACCTAAGGATTCAGTAGAGTTTGAAGTGATTTCACTATCACCAAATGCAAATCTGAATCCTTTGGCATGGATAGAAGCATTAAATAGTTATTTTTATGAAGCAGCGGGTACACCTAAAATTATTATTGGTAACTCACAAGAGTTTACAGAAGCAAGTGCAAAGATAGCATATCTAGCATTTCAACAAACTATTGAAGAAGAACAACTATTCATTGAAGAAAGTGTTAAACAACAATTAGGTTTTGATATAGAATTAACATTTCCAGCAAGTTTAGAAAATGAAGTATTAAGCGATAAAGCTAAAGATGGAGATATGTCCACTCAACCGAATGAGACAACGGCAGGAGTTGGTCAATGATTGATTTGCTTACCATCTTAGATACTATTGATCTTCCTCTTGTCGTAATAATATTATTATATGATAAAATAAAGACTAATGGAAGTTTAAAGAAAGCAGTAGAAAACAACACGGCAGCAATAAATAAATTACTTAGGAAAATAAAATGAGCCATAAAGCATCAGTATTAAGAGAAGAACAAGAAAGAAATAAAAGAGTACCTAAAACAAATCAAGGATTCCAAGATACTTCAAAAAGTAGAGCACAAGTAGAAAAAGATTTTAGAGATAGACAACTAGCAAAGAAGAAAACAAAAAAAGAAAAAGACGATCTTAAAAGAAGATTTCAAATGGCAGATGAAGATTTTAAAGATCCCGAATTAAAAGCACGTAGAGATAGAGAATTTGAAGAAGAAATAAGAAAAAGGAAAGCACAAGAAGGGGAAGCTATAAGATTAGGGGGTGGGGGAGAAAGTCCACCTATAAGATTAGGGGGAGAAGCAGAAGAAAAAAAATCATTATTTGGACAAGCACAGGAACAATTTGAAAGAGTGCAAGCAGGAGAAAGTTTTTTAGGAGATTTTTGGGGTGCGAAATTATTAGCAGATCCCAGAACAAGTATAGTATTAATTAATATATTATCCCTATTATCAATAAAGAAAATGATATCGGGAACAACACTCGCAGGAAGGGGGGGTGCAACAGGTGCAGCAAAAGCAGCAGCAGACAAAGCAGCTGCCTTAGTAAAAACTCCCAATTCAAAACTAGCAAAACCCTTATCTGATGTTTTCAGATTAGGATCTAAACAAGGAAGTAAAGTAACTTCCGCCTTTCCCGAATTTGTATTACCAAAAGGTGCAAACATAAAACACTTAAAACCATTTACACAAAATTTAAGTAAAGCAACAAAAGCATTAAAAACTTTAACCCCATCTGGATTAAGGGAATTATGGAAAAATCCCTATGTGAGTTTTATAGGGAAAGCTGCGGGTGTAAATGTTATTATAGCATGGTTAGCATCAGACAATATTGTAGATGGTATGAATATACATTTAAACGGAGTAGCAAGACAGGTAGAAAATGGAACAATGACAAAAGAAGAAGCGGGTGCAGTAATAGCACAATTAGCCGAGTGGATGGCGTCAGCAGGTAATTTTGCAAATATTTCAGCATCAATAAACCCATTATTAATACCATTTAAAAATGTAATAAATATAAATGTACAAGGAAACGAACTAGAATTTCAAAACATAATCACAAGAATAGAGGGTGCAGAAACTCCAGAAGAAAGAGAAGCAAGAAAAGAAGAAGAACAATTAGAATTTGAAGGAAGAAGTTTAGATCTAGCAGAAGAAAAAACCAGATTGTTTGAAGAAAGTCAAGCAAGACAAAACGAAGCAGAATTAGAACTAGCAAAAGAAAAGAATAGATTATTTGCTTTAAGTCAAGATGAACAAAGACAAAAGGAACTAGCACAACAAATTGAAGATACTGAATATTTTAAAAGTATATCTAAAGGAAAAACAACAACTCAAAAAAGCTCATTATCCTTCGGATTACTTAACACAATATTAACATTATTAATTGATACAGAAGGGGGTGAATAAAGATGGTAGAAGAAAAAAATGACAATACTGATATCGTACAAAACGATAACTCGGGAATCTCGGGATCAGTTGGTCTTATTGATGAAGCAAGAAATGTTAATACCTCTCTTGAAGAAAATCTAAATAAGTTTAAAGAATTATTAGATAGACAGGAAACAATGAAAATCAAAGAACAACTAGCGGGAAAGGCAGAAGCTGGAGAAGTCAAGATAGAAAAAGAACAAACAGCATTAGAATATTCTCAAGAAGTCATGTCTGGTAAACACAATGTCGAATAAACTAAAAGAGCCAGAAGATTTAGGTATAAAAATAGGAACAGATCTAGAATCTAGATGGACAAAGATCAAAAAAGGCTCAGAAGATAACGTAATTAACGGCAAAATTGATATAGAAATACATCAATTAATTATAGAATTAGCTAATAAAAAGATAGATGAAGAACAAAACATTTAAATATATGATATACTACTGAATAGCATGGCTAACGAAGCAACATTACAATTTGAGACAGGTGTCGCTATACCATTCACGGTAGCAGACGGAACAGCAGTACCGAAAGGAACACTATTAAAAATAACTGATCCTATGACAGCAATTATTACAAGTGCGGCAGGAGATGCACTAGCAGGAATAGCAGGAGAAGCAAAAATTGCATCTGATGGTAATACAAAACTAGCGGTTTACATGGAAGGAATTTTTAGAATGACAGCAGGTGGATCAATCGCCGTTGGAGATTCTGTTATGAGTGAAACAGGTGGAACAAACGAAGTCTTAACAGCAACTTCTGCAAAGGAAGGTAGAGAAATATTAGGTACATCATTAGAAGCAGCAGGAGATGGTGAAACATTTTTAGTCCATGTAAATATAGGTGGTGGATCACCTAACGCATAAAAATGGTAGAAGAAGAACAAGCAAAAGAGCCAAGCGAAGAAGAAGAATCAGAATCAGCTGAGGGAGATAGCGAATAATGGTAGTTAGTGGAGAGCAAAATATTAGAGGAATTGATATAGATAAATTAGCAAAAGGATTTGCTGATGAAGTTTTAGTCCTTAAACATCATGTCACGGTCAGTACAACATCAGCAAGAGAAATTAGATGGTATCAAAAAACTAGCGGATTCTTAGATTCAGTAGATACAACAGCTATAACAGGATCACAAATAGCAAACACATCTTTTAGATCACTACCCGTAGTTGTAGAGCAAAGCTGGACAAGACAAACATCTTATATTAGAAAGTACTTTGTAGAATCTCCACTAATAAGTGAAGAAGATATTAAAGATACAGACATAGACATCTTAGCAACAAACATAAGAGATCTAGTAAGAGCAGTAGCAAACCAAGTAGATACAAGAATATTTAATGTTTTATCTGAAAGTTTAAGTCCATCAAATATACTTACAACAGCTGCGACGGCTGATGGTTGGGACGACGCATCAACAGGAAATCCAATATTGGATATTATGGTTGGAAATCAAAAAATAAGAGCGCAAGGTTATGACGCAAAAGAAGTAGTATTATATATAAATTCAATAGAACATAAGAATTTATTAAATTATTTAATAAATGTTAAGGGATCTAGCATACCAAGTTTCTCAAGTCAAAAAGTAATGACAGGAGTAGTTATGGAAATATTAGGAAATCAAGTTATAGTGTCAGAAAATGCAACAACAGATTATGCACTACAATTTATACCAAATAGATCTTGTACATGGAAACAATTTATGCCTATAACATCTGTTGTAGTAGCCGAGCCCGGAATTGGTAGAAAGATAAGAGTATGGGAAGAAGGAGAAGCATTATTAACTGATCCTAAATCTGTTCATTTAATAACTGACACGGTAGTTTAAAATGACACTAGAAAACGCTAAAAGATTATATCAACATTATTTAGACACTAATCAATTAGCGAATGCTGAAAATATGCTCAAGAAAAGACCAGATCTAGCTAAAAAACCAAAGGAGAAGGAAAAAAATGGGGAGAAGTGAAAGGGATATAGTTCCAGCAGCATGGACAACAAGCAACGTAACAGACGATAGATCAATAGATGCTAACGCAGCGGTTGCAGTTATCGGTGATGGTTTATGTACATTAATAGAAGATCTAAAAAAACAAGGCGTTCTTG